GTTCAGAATTCACTAAATTTATGAAGATTGAAACTTTTTCATGGGATCCAAGTCGAGTTCAATTTTTAAAAAGACAATGGAGGTTTGAGAATGGATTATGTTTTCCAATTCTTGATCCCGAATCTATAAGATCTATGGTTTTGTGGATAAAACCGTCACGTGATGTTACAGAAGATATGTTGCTTAAACAGAACATAGAAACAGCAATGCGTGAATGGTCGTATTATGGAAAGCAAAGGTATGAAGAAGAATGGAATAAGCTTCTGCCTTATTATTTGAAAGTAGCGAAAACAGGAAATCTGCCATTTACATTTGGGGATTTGTTTGTAGCTTCGGTTACTTACTAGAAATAGACCAAGTCTGGTCGAAGACTTTAAACTACGCAATTTCCAGAAGATTAGCAACCTTCTGAGTGAGTGTGATCTTTTCTTTCTAGGGCTTTAAGAAAGAAATTGCTACTCACAGAAACGCCCGTTCAGGAATCTTTCATGATCGTAGAGAGATTATTCCTGTTGAAATCGATCGCAGAAAATCAAGTTCAAGATAAAACAATAAATTTAGAACAAGTTAGAGACAATCAAGTGATGCAGAAAAAGAACATCACATGCATGGATGATAAGGCAATAACAACGATTGACTTTTGTGGTCAGGCGGGCAAAGCGATGAACCCGTTTGATGATCAGACACCGCGTCAGATCCTTACAAGACAGTATAAAGTCTATGAGTCGCAGATCAATTCAAGTTGGCCGGGAGATAATTTGAAATTCCCGGATTGCTTGCTCCAACAACAAGCAATAATAAATGCATTGTCAACGTTCTTCTTTATAAGAGCTGATGTTGAAATCTCAGTTCGAATCAATGCAACACCATACCATGCTGGCATGATGATGTTGAGTTGGTACCCCGATGGAGAACCAGGGGCAGGAGATGATACATTAATGAGAAGAAAAGCGAGAAAGATTAAACAATATAATTTTGCTTTCGGGATATTAGATGTTAC